CCAAAAGCAGACATTCCTCGGTCTAGCTTTGACTGTCAATCTACACATAAAACAACATTCGATGCTGGATATCTCGTACCAGTGTACGTAGATGAAATGCTCCCAGGCGATACATTTCGCCTAAATATGACGGCATTTGCCCGTCTAGCAACTCCCCTTTATCCAATTATGGATAATATGCATTTAGATTCATTCTTTTTCTTTGTTCCAAATAGGCTTATTTGGAGCAATTGGCAAAAATTTATGGGTCAACAAGCGAATCCAAGTGATTCGATTTCTTATGTTGTACCCCAACAAGTATCACCAGCTGGTGGATACGCTATAGGTTCATTACAAGATTATATGGGATTGCCTACTGCCGGTCAGGTAACTGCCGGCAATACTGTAAGTCACTGTGCATTTTGGCCACGTGCTTACAACTTAATCTATAACGAATGGTTTAGAGATGAAAACCTCCAAAATTCTGTTACTGTTGATACTGGTGATGGCCCTGATACTGTTAGTAATTACACTTTATTACGACGTGGAAAACGAAAAGATTACTTTACTTCTGCCCTTCCATGGCCTCAAAAAGGAACTTCTGTAACTTTACCTTTAGGTACAAAAGCTTTAGTTGCTTTTGATGGTACTGCACAATCAGATACTTCTGTTTATTCAACCACATATGGTGAACAACGAAATATATATGCTACGGCACTTGCTACTACTGCTGATATTCGTTTGGGAGTGAGTACAAGACCCGCAGCATCTGCTTTATATGCTGATTTAAGTACTGCTACATCAGCAACAATTAATCAATTACGACAATCATTTCAGATTCAAAAACTTCTTGAAAGGGATGCCCGTGGCGGTACTCGTTATACTGAAATTATACGCTCACATTTTGGTGTTATTTCTCCTGATGCTCGCTTACAGCGTCCCGAGTACATCGGGGGTGGATCAACCAATATTAATATTAATCCGATCGCTCAGACGTCGGGTACTAATGCTAGTGGAACTACTACCCCTATGGGCACACTTGCTGCTATGGGTACTGCCTTGGCTCATAATCATGGCTTTACTTACTCAGCTACTGAACATGGTGTCATTCTGGGATTAGTATCGGTACGTGCTGATCTTACATACCAGCAAGGATTGCAGCGTATGTGGAGTCGATCAACACGATACGATTTCTATTTCCCAGCATTTGCAACATTAGGCGAACAAGCTATTCTTAATAAGGAAATTTATGTTACAGGTGGCTCTGGGGATAATAATGTATTTGGCTATCAAGAACGCTGGGCAGAATACCGATATTATCCTAGCCGCATTTCAAGTCTGTTCCGTTCTACTGCTACTGGAACTATTGATGCCTGGCATCTTGCACAAAAGTTCACTACTACACCTACGTTGAACACAACGTTTATACAAGACACACCACCAGTGAGTCGAGTTGTAGCAGTTGGAGCATCTGCTAACGGACAACAATTTATTTTTGATAGCTTTTTTGATTGTAAAAAAGCACGACCAATGCCAATGTATTCTGTACCTGGCTTAATCGATCATTTCTAATGTTTAGTTCTATAGCTAACGCATTTTCATCAGCGCCTGGCCTAGGTTCTTTACTAGGCGGTACCGCTGCAGGTTTAGGTTCGTTTTTTGGTCAACAACAAGCGAACCAAGCAAATACTGCAATGGCGCAAGAGCAAATGGCATTTCAAGAAAGAATGTCAAATACTTCATATCAACGAGCAGTAACGGATATGATAGCTGCGGGTTTAAACCCCATGCTAGCTTACTCACAAGGCGGTGCATCGACACCGTCCGGACAAACTGCCGTAGCACAAAGCGCTTTAGGCGCGGCTGCCAATAGTGCAACACAAGCAGCAAATGCCATGGCAGACATTAATTTAAAAACTACCCAAGCATCAACTAATAGTAGCCAGGAAGATTTAAATAGAGCAAATCAAAATTTAGCTTTAATTGAAGGTGCTAATAAGTCAGCTCAATTACCTGGCCATCAGAAGTATGTTGATCAAGTAACTAGCATGATTAATCAAAATAATGCAATGGCAGCGCAAAGCTCTGCTTTAGCAGCCAAACACACTGCCGAATTGCCAGAATCTAAAGCAATTGGCAGATTATATGAAGGAAACAAAGGCGCATATATTAAAGGCGCTGAACGATTATCACCTGTAGTCCGAGATGTCGGAATAGGTGCATCGTCAGTTGGAAACTTAGTAACTAAAGGATTATCTAATCCCTTTAGACCATACCAACCAGATAGTAGACCGACTTCAAACAGGAGATAAAAATGTCAAAAAACACCGTTTTTTTACGTACCCCTTATAACTATGATAGAGATGCTGCAACTAATGAGTCAGGTTTGGCTTGTGAGGAGCCATCCCTGGCTCAGCAGCACCATAAAGACGAATGTGATATTAATAATATCCTTCGTCAATTCAATATAACTGGGCTTTTGCCAGAAAGCCCATTAAGCCCCCGTTACGGGGACTTTACCGGTATCGGTGACTACCATACCGCACTTAACCGCGTAATCGCGGCACAAGATGAATTTGAGGCATTACCAGCCCAAATTCGAGCTCGGTTTAATAACGACCCTGCCGAGCTAATAGAGTTCCTTGAGGACGATAAAAATCGACCTGAAGCCGAGTCTCTCGGATTGGTCGATAAAGCAGCTGCCGAAGCCGTTGAAGCTGCTAATACTACCCCTGAAAAGGTGGCTGAATAAGCCATAGAACAGTTACCTACTTGATGTAACTGTTCTAGGTGACACCAAAAACCACAAAAGGAGTTAAAAATGATGTACAGAAAACCTGTAAATAAACGTCGTTCTGCTCGTTCTTTTAGAAAGAACGCAAGACGCACTAAATCTGCAAATATGCAAAAAGCCCCACAACGTGGAGGCTGGAGGCTCTAAAAAAGCCCCCAGGCACCTCACATGCCTTGCTATCACCCAATAAGTGCATATCAATGCACTGATGGTTCAATAGTCTTTTCAGAATTGAGAAGACACGATATATCACGATCATTAAATTTACCCTGCGGTCAATGTGTTGGCTGCAGGTTAGAACGCTCACGTCAGTGGGCAATTCGATGCATGCACGAAGCTCAAATGCATGAACAAAACTCCTTTATTACATTAACCTATGACAATGCACATCTCCCAAGCGATAGATCATTACACTATAGAGACTTTCAGCTCTTTATTAAAAGATTACGAAAACGGTTTACTGGACGAAGAATCCGTTTTTACATGGCTGGAGAATATGGTGAGAAGCTTGGCCGTCCGCACTGGCATGCATGTATCTTCGGACTCAGCTTTGATGATAAGAAACTATGGCGAAGGAGTCCCTCTGGTGCTAACTTATATAGATCCCAAGACCTTGAATTACTCTGGCCATTTGGTCATTCCTCCATTGGAGACGTTACTTTCGAATCCGCAGCATACGTTGCCAGATATATTATGAAAAAGGTTACTGGAAAAAACGCAGAAGAACATTACACTGAAATTGACCCAGATTCTGGGGAAATAACTAAGCGTAAACCCGAGTTTACGAAAATGAGCCTTAAGCCTGGTATTGGTTACGAATGGTATAAAAAATACACTTCCGATGTGTATCCTCACGACTACGTGGTAGTTCGTGGAAAAAAAGTCAAACCCCCAAAATATTATGACAAAAATTATAAAATAGAGAATCCTTTCGAGTTTGACGAATTACTTTACTTCCGAGAAAAGTCTGCTAAACTCAATTTTGAAGATAATACTCCTGAGCGATTGCTTGTAAAAGAGCAAGTAACTCAGGCAAAACTTCAAAAACTTAAACGTAACCTCACTTAAGGATATTCCTCATGAAACTAGTACTATGTTCTGTTAAAGACCGTGCAGCGGATGCTTACGGCCGTCCAATGTTTGTTCCGTCTGTTGGTGTCGCAATAAGGAGCTTTAGCGACGAGGTTAATCGGTCAGATACCGATAACCAACTATTTAATCACCCAGATGACTTTGATTTATATGAGCTTGGCGAATTTGATGATAATACTGGGTTGTTTGCTTTACATGAACAACCGAAACTGTTATCTTTAGGGAAACAGGTAAAAATACCTAAAGAGTGATTTAAATAAAACCGACTCAAAGGTTGTATCTTTGGGTCGGAATATACTAGGGAGCTAAAAAAATGCATCGTAATCAATCGGTAGATGTACACCAATTTACAATGATTCCAAAAGCAGACATTCCTCGGTCTAGCTTTGACTGTCAATCTACACATAAAACAACATTTGATGCTGGATATCTCGTACCAGTGTACGTAGATGAAATGCTCCCAGGCGATACATTTCGCCTAAATATGACGGCATTTGCCCGTCTAGCAACTCCCCTTTATCCAATTATGGATAATATGCATTTAG